AGCAACTCTTAGTGTACCTCCAACTATAGTATTACCTGCTATTGAAGCTGTACTTTGGAGATGAGCAGCACCAACTACTGTAACAGTAGATGCAAATGTTGCTGCGCCCCCAACAGATACTGTACTCTGAAGATGTGCCGCTCCTACAACAGTAACTATTGCTCCAAGTCTTGTATTACCTGCAACTGTTACCGTACTAAGAAAATTAGAAACACCTCCAACCGATAATGTAGATGCAAGTGAAACTGCACCTGTGACACTAAGGGTTCCGCCTATTGATGTATTGCCACCAACAGCTAAGTTTCCACTGACAGACACATCTCCATCATATGTAATTCCACCAGCAGCAAAGAGTGTCCCTCCAACTGATACATTGCCAGCTATGTCCATATTACCCGAAACAGATACATTACTTTTAAATGTACCTGCACCAACGACTGTTACAGTGGAGGCAAAGTTAGAAGCACCTCCCACACTAAGAGTAGACGCAAGGCTTACCGCCCCTGCCACAGTAAGTGTACTGTTAAGATCAACTGCACCTTCAAGAGAAGTTGCTCCAGCAACTCTTAGTGTACCTCCAAGTACAGTATTACCAGCCACTGATGCAGTGCTTTGAAGATGGGTAGCACCCTCAACAGTTACGGTACTGGCAAAGTTTGCCGCCCCACCTACTGAGACAGTGCTTTGAAGATGTGCCGCTCCTACAATAGTAACTATTGCTCCAAGTCTTGTATTACCTGCAACTGTTACTGTGCTAAGAAAATTAGTAACACCGCCAACTGATAGTGTTGATGCAAGTGACACTGCGCCTGTAACACTAAGAGTGCCACCAATAGATGTATTGCCACCAACAGCTAAATTACCACTAACAGAAACATCTCCATCGTAAGTTATTCCTCCAGCAGCAAACAGTGTACCAGCTACTGATACATTACCAGCTATATCAAGATCGCCACTTACAGAGACATTACTCTTAAACGTACCAACACCTACTACAGTTACAGTACTGCCAAATACTGCTGCACCTGCTATTGAAGCTGTACTCTGAAGATGAGCAGCACCTACTACTGTAACTGTGCTGGCAAAGTTTGCTGCTCCACCTACACTTAGAGTCGAAGCAAGTGATACTGCTCCTGCCACAGTAAGTGTACTATTAAGATCAACTGCACCCTCTAGTGATGTTGCTCCAGCAACCCTGAGAGTGCCACCAAGCACAGTGTTACCTGCTATTGAGGCTGTGCTTTGAAGATGTGCTGCTCCAACTATTGTAACTGTATCAGCAAATACTGCTGCACCCCCAACAGATACTGTACTCTGTAAATGAGCAGCACCCTCTACGGTAACTGTGCTGGCAAAGTTTGTAGCACCTCCAACTGATAGTGTAGAAGCAAGGGATACTGCACCAGCAACTGTTACAGTTCCGCCTATATTAACATTACCTGATACTGATACACTATCTTTAAACGTACCAGCACCTACTACCGTAACTGTACTTCCTAAATTGGTTGCCCCACCTACACTTAGAGTAGATGCAAGAGATACCGCACCTGTAACGCTAAGAGTGCCACCAATAGATGTATTGCCACCAACGGCCAAATTACCGCTAACAGAAACATTTCCATCATAAGTAATTCCTCCAGCAGCAAAGAGTGTTCCACCAACCGAGACATTACCCAACACATCCAGATTGCCGCTTACAGATACACTATCTTCAAATATTGCAGCCCCTGCTACTGTTACTGTTGAAGCAAGATGTGTGGCACCTCCAACACTTAATGTTGAAGCAAGTGATACTGCTCCCGCAACGGTAAGTGTACTGTTTAGATCAACGGCACCCTCAAGAGAAGTTGCTCCAGCAACCCTAAGTGTTCCCCCAAGAACAGCATTGCCATTTACTGAAACTGTACTTTGTAGATGTGTTGCACCTACTACTGTAACTGTACTGGCAAAGTTGGCAGCACCTCCTACACTGAGAGTTGATGCAAGGCTAACTGCGCCAACAACTGTTACTGTTGAACCAAAGTTAGCTGCTCCGCCTACTGACACTGTACTTTGAAGGTGTGCTGCACCTACTACTGTTACAGTGCTGTTAAATATTGCTGCACCTACAGCAGTTACAGTTCCGCCTACATATAAATTACCACCAATTGTAGCATTATTAACAGAAATGTCTCCTTCAATAGATGTTGTTACACCTGTAAGATTAGAACCATCTCCATAATATGCAGAAGCACATACTCTTGCATTAGCGGCTTGGACGTTAGCGCCAGCAATAGTAACTGTACTAAGGAAATTTGCTGCACCACCTACACTAAGGCTAGAGGCAAGGCTCACCGCACCCCCAACTGTAACAGTTCCCGTAAAGTTTGAATCGCCGCTTACGGAAACATTGCTTTTAAACGTGGCCGCACCTACAACATTGAAAGACCCACTAACTGATACGCTACCACCAGCATGTATAAATCCTGATACAGAGATGTTTGTAGCAGTACCAATTTCAGCTTTTACATTTGTAAGATTAGAACCATCACCATAGAAAGCTGTAGCAGTTACATTACCAACAACATTTACATTACCACTAACTGATACATCAGTTGCAAAGTTAGCTACACCTTCAACATCAAGCACTCCACCAATACAAGCTGATGTTGCTACATCAAGGCGACCACTGACTGATACATCATTGCTAAAGGTGGACTTGGAAGTAAATCCGGCAGCGCCAGCTACATTAAATGTACCACCAACTGTTACGTTATTCTTCAGAGCCGCTACATTTTCTACTGTAACTGTAGATTTAAAAGTAGCTGCACCAACAGCAGTTACAGTGCTTTGGAACTGTGCTGCACCAACCATAGTAACTGTGCTGGCAAACTGTGCAGCCCCTGCAACTGATAAACTTGACTGTAGGTGTGCAGCACCGACAACTGTGGCAGTGCCGCCTACATAGAGATTGCTACCTACTGTGGCATTGCTTACTGATATGTTGCCAGCAATTGTTGCAGTTACACCGCTAAGATTTGAGCCATCGCCATAAAAAGAACTTGCACATACTTTGTCATCTACATGAAGACTTCCATCCAAAGATACAGCACCACCAACACCTAATGCACCAGTGATCTGTACTGCATTGGTAGCTACCTTCAAAGCAGTGTTAACACCATCACCTGTCTGAACTGCTTTCAGAGAAGTATCTACACCAGTATTGCTAGTTGAAGAACTAACAAGTATAATCTGTTTATATGTATTTGATATTAGTTGGCTTGTTAAATCGCTCATATTAGATTCCAATACTTATCTGTTGATCCCCATGCGGTACTGGCCTGACTCCATGTAATATTACGTCCACCTGTATCTGGACGAGGATTAAGAATAGCTGGATTATCCCTTACATCAGGCACATGATTTTGAGGATGGTTCTTCAAATCAAACTGTCCTTCAAAGTCTTCTGGGCATACCAGCATCCCATAACTGTTCATTCGCATAACACGATGTGGATACACAAACCCACATGTATCACACATAGCAAGTGCGTTCTTAGTACTAGCCACTAGATATACCTTAGTCTTGGCACAACACGCATTGAAGCTCTTTCTCTATCTTCCTGCATAGCTCTGGCAAGACACTCTTCATAATTTGCCTTCAGCATTTGTATACGACCAGCATCTACACCAAATCTTTTCATTGACATGTAATAAGATAGTCCAGCAGTAAGACATGGTAAAAATCTTTTAGGAACATCAGCATTCTGATCTGCTGATTTATTTACATCTGTAAGCTCACTGAATACTTCAACCTTTAAAACATCTGTGGAGTTCTCAGGAATAGGCCAGACAGACATGACGGGATTATCTCTACCTCTTCTGATAGAATACTGAGATGATCTTCCAGTTTGTGTTTTATTAGGAATAAGTAAAAACTCTTCAGGTGTTATACGTTCTAATTTAATATCAGTATTATCTCTATTAAGAACAACTTCAAGAGCATCTATAGTAGAAGAAGATAGATCATAAGAAGTAGTACTTGCAGTCACGGTAAAAGATGATAC